CATCAACATTCGCGGCAATCACGTCGCGGGCGTGGCAGAGGGGCGCTACGGGCCTCAGTGTAAGTTAAACGATAAAAAAGGTAAGCCGATGTTCAAAACATTAACTGACGCCCTGAGTTTCCTGAAGGGCAAAAAACTGAAGGATGCGGACGGTGCAGCGCTAACTCCTGACGAACTGGTCGGCATGATCGCCGCGCTGGAAAAAGCACTGGAAGAACTCCAGGGGCAAGGGACTGACGAGGCGACGGCAAAGGCTCAGGAAGTGTTGGCGCAGCTCGCAGACCTGAAAAAGCAACTGGAAGGCATGACGGGGGCACCATCGCCGAACGATGAAGATCCTGCCGCTGGTGGTGACGACAAGGATGCGAAAATCACTGCGCTGGAAACCGAAAACGCCGATCTGAAAGCGAAAATTAAAACGCTGGAAGAAGAACTGGAACAGCTGAAATCCGGCAATGAAACCAGCACCACGCTGGCAGACGCGAAAGCCCGTTTCCCTAAAGTCAGCTTCAATGATGCCAAATCAGCGCGTGACGTGCGCGCCGCCGTACTGGTGAGCACTAAAGCATTTAACGATGCTGAGGTCAAAGTAATGACTGACAGCGAAGTCCGCGCGGCTTATGCAGCCATTCAGGCCACCTCGAAGCCACGCAGTGAAATCGGTGCTCATCTGTTTAACGACTCCGCGAATAAAAGCACTAAAACCGCAACTCAACGCCTTGGGGGTAAATAACTATGACTTTCGGATTCACTGACTGGGATGGTGCCGACGGCACTATTAAACCAGGTTCAATCAAACGCGCTTCCAGCTCGAACGACAAAGTGTGGGGCGAAGAGAATCTGACCGAAACAAAGTTGCCCTACGGCACGTTCGTAGCGGTCAACCCTGACGGCGGCGTGATGCCACTCGCAGCTGGCAAACGCATTCATGGGATTGTGGTGCGTGATATCTACGGTGATGGTGCACCGCACAATAAGCAGGTCAACGTCGGGCATTTTTCCCACGGCGATTGTGTTGGCGCGCTGACAGTCGATGACGCTGATTTTACTCGTGGCGCGGCGGCTTACATCGTGGCGACGGGTGCCGATGCCGGAAAGGTGACGACAGAAGCAGCCGGAAATATTGATTTGGGTTACTGGGTGGAAGATGTGAGCGCGGGTAATAACTGCGTGGCTATCACCCTGGGCTACGTACAACAGGCAGTTCAGCAGACGGAAGGAGCATAACCAATGCCTATGGAATCAGCAGATTTCGAAGAAGTGCTGCAGGAAGCGCTAACTGAGCGTGATATGCAGTTGCAAGAAAAAGAACTTCCAGAGATCAACATCGGTGAAGCCCTCCCGGTTAAAGACGGCCTGGATTTTTCTCTGGAATATGTGGATTTCGGCGTGTCAGAAGTGGTCGGGTCGGTTAAAGACGGCATCATTGGTAACAAAACCAACAGCCTGAAAACCATTGATAGTGAAATCGAATGGCTGAAAGCGCCTGTTGGCCAGTGGGCTAAAGCTGCAACC